ACGCGGTAAAAAAACCGGCGGAAAGCGCAAAGGATCAAAAAACAAGACGACGATCGAGCGCGAACGTTTGGCCGCGCTCGCAATTGAAGAACGCATCCGAAGAGAACAGCAGGAAACTGCAGACAAAATGGAAATGGAGGGCGTTAAGACGATTGACGACGCGCGCCAGATTGCGGCGGCTCAAGGCCCGAAGCTGCTCAAGGACATCGGCGCGGAGTTCACGCGGCTATTCGCTGGCATGGCGGCTTATCATCAGCCGGTGCTAGGCAACCCGAACGCCGATCCGAAACTGTTCCGGGAATATGCCGCGCTCGCGCTGCAGGGCGCCAAGGACTTCGCGCAGTACGAATCGCCTAAGCTGTCGGCGGTGATGGTCGGCGGCGAGATGGTGACCGAGATCGCGATCACCGGCGGCCCGAGCGACGACGAGGACGGCGGATTCCAGCCGGCCGAGGCGATGGAAATGACGATCGATCAAAGCGGCGAATCGGTCGAACCTGCGCCGGACATCAAGAAGGCGGTGAACGAGTAGAACAGGGAGAATGGAAAATGCGGTATTATGGCGCAAACGCCACCGGGGTCCGAAAATGAGCCCCGGATGGCGCAATCCGATACATTCAAAGGTTGACGCCTCTGGGCTAGGATGCCTGAGAGGATTAAAGCCATGTCAGAACAGACTCCGCCTACGCCAGAAACGGACGTGCCGGAACTCGTGCAGTATTACAGGTTGGCTCGGAATTACCTTGCCCGGGAGGGTAAGGTGATCCGACAGGCTAAGGGCACGTTTGGGATCGCTTCCCTAACTCTCGTGGCGGCGGCTATTTGGGTGACGTGGAAAGCATCCAGCTCATTCTTTGAAGAAAGAGCCGTGGTTCTCGAAAAGACGATTGAGTACCAAAAAACCCAGATCGACGATTTGAGGAATAGGGTTCAAACCGTCGCCCCAGCGACAACGAAATGCCATGGGTGACGATTCGCGAAACCAATGAGGTCGGTATCGCCGAATATATCCTGAAGCACATGCGTGAATCACGAGAGGCAACGCAATGAAGTTCCAGATGGCGAGCACGGCCCACGAGGTGGCTTATCAAGAATTAGTCCGCCTTCTGAAGCGGAACGGCCAGAAGGTCTCTTCCGAGGAAATGCTCTGCATCGCTGCCAACATGATCGGCAAGCTGATCGCACTGCAAGACCAGCGGACCATGACGAGGGAGCAGGCATTGGAGATCGTGCAGGCGAACATCGAGCTCGGCAACGAGCAGGCGATTGCGCAAATGAACTCGCCGGTGGGGACGGCGTGATGCAAAAACTTCTGACAGATACCGAGCGTCAGCGCCTCGCCCGCAGCCTTCCCATCCAGCCGGGTCCGTACGTGAAAGACGGATTCCTGGGTTTCGTGCTATTGGACGGTTCCCGGGTACTCTGCCAGTGCATCACCGACCCGTGGGCGAGTCGTATCGTCGAGGCCTGCAATGCTGCAAAGAACGCCGGGGAGCCCGGTCCAAGCCCTGCACGGCTTCCAGCAGGCGACGCCGACGCGCGCGGAGATCACGCTGCCGAAGTTCCATCCGGCACAGACGCGGCTCTTTCGGATGAAGGGCAAGCGCAAGGCAGCTAGGTGCGGCCGGCGGTGGGGGAAGAACGTCTTCGGAGAAACGCTGGCGACGACGGACGCCCTAAAGGGCCGGCTGGTCGGCTGGTTTGCACCTGAGCACAAACGGCTCGCCGAATCCTACAACGTCATCGCCGAATATCTGGACCGGGTCAAAAAACGGTCCAACAAGACCGAGGGCATGATCGAAACGGTGACTCGCGGCAAGATCGAGTTCTGGTCGCTGGAGGACGAGAACGCCGGCCGCTCCCGCAAGTACCACCGCGTCATCATCGACGAGGCCGCCTTCACCAAACCGAAAAAGGGCATGGAAACCTGGCAGAAGGCAATCGAGCCGACGCTGCTCGACTACGACGGCTCCGCGATCATTATGTCCAACACCAAGGGCATCGATCCCGAAAACTTCATGTGGCAAATCTGCAATGAGAAGAAGCACGGCTTTGTTGATTTCCATGCGCCGACGCATTCCAATCCGCTATTGCCGCACCGTCTGCCGCACGAGCCGATCGAAGAGTGGATGAAGCGGCGCGCGGCCTATTTCGACAATCTGGTCAAGGTCACCCCGCCGCTGGTCTATCAACAGGAATATCTGGCGGAATTTGTCGACTGGAGCGGTGCGGCGTTCTTTACCCGCGACAGCCTACTCGTCAATGGCCAGCCGCTCGAGATGCCGGCGCGCTGCCATGCGGTGTTTGCCGTGATCGATTCGGCCACCAAGACGGGCAAAGACCGGGACGGCACCGGTGTGGTCTACAGCGCCGTGATCCGCAATCCGCTGCGCTTGGTCCAGCCCGACGGCACGTTACCGCCGGAATACAGCGTTGTGATTCTTGATTGGGATGTCCAGCAAATCGAGGGCGATCTTCTGATCAATTGGCTGCCGAACGTCTTTCAGCAGCTCGAGGATTATGCCCTCCAATGCGGCGCACAAATGGGCTCCATCGGGGCATTGATCGAGGACAAGAACTCGGGATCGATCTTGCTCCAGCAGGCGGCCCGAAAGGGCATGCGCGCCTTTCCGATCGAATCGACGCTGACGGCGCTCGGCAAGGATGAACGGGCGATTTCCGTCTCGGGATACGTCCATCGCGGAATGGTAAAACTCGGCCGCAAAGCCTACGAGAAAACCACGATGTACAAGGAAACGACCCGCAACCATCTGCTCGGGCAGGTGGTCGGGTTCCGGATCGGCGACAAGACATCATCGCGCGAAGATGACCTTTTAGACGCGTTCTGTTACACATGCGCCGTCGCCCTTGGTAATGCCGAGGGCTTTTAACAGGGAGACCAACCCATGAACGAACTCAACGGTGCCGGACAGCAGCAGATGCCGACGCAGGAGCAAATCCACCAGATGGAAGGGATGATGCAGCAGGCGATCCCGACCATCACCAACGCGCTGTCGGTAGTGCTGCGGGGGTTGGTGGTGTCGTTTCCGCAAATCCCGCCGCACGTCATGTTGACGCTGATCTGTCAGGAGACTGCGGCGGTGAGCGGCTTGGCGCTGGCCGGTGGCGACGTCATCCAAATCATCAAGATCAGACAGGGCTTCAAGACCGCGTTCGAGGAAGGGCTGAAGAAGGCCACCACGATCCAGCAGCAGGCGTCGCGCCAGCAGGCCCCGACGGATATTCGGGGCAACGCGTAAAATGGGCAAAGTCGTCATCAACGGCAGCAACCTCGGAAACTCGCTTTCCGAATTGCTGCTGTGTGACGAGATCGTCCCGGGCGATCAGGTTTCCTATCAAATCGCAAAGACGATCTGGGTATTTCATCCGCTCGGAAATAAAATGGCGCAGTCGCCGATCGAGATGGCGCAGAGTCAGCAGCGGGAAATATCGATCCAGAAGTCGCCGGAAGAGCGGGTTCGAGATCAGTTCAACCGGGAGTGGGAGGCCGTCGGCGCCGACGACATCATCCTGAACACAATGGCGACCGCGCGCGCCTACGGGCTGGCTTCGGTGGCGATGATGATCGAAGGCACCGAGCCGGACAAGGCGGTCGAATGGTTCAAGCTGCCCGATCTCACAATCTCGTTCTCGGTGTTTGATCCGCTCAACACGTCCGGCAGTCTCGTGCTCAACCAGGACCCACTGGCGATCGACTTCATGAAGGTCACAACGCTGGCGGTTTCGGGAAAACCATTCCATCGCTCGCGCACCGTGACGATGATGAACGAGCGGCCGATCTATATCGAATATGTGTCATCGGCATTCGGATTCGTCGGCCGGTCCGTATTCCAGCGCGCGCTATTCCCGCTGAAATCGTTCGTACAGTCGATGGTGACCGACGACCTCGTGACCAAGAAGGCGGGCGTGTTCATCGCCATGCTGTCGGCGGCCGGCGCGATCATCGACAACATCATGCAGTTATCGGCGGGCTTGAAGCGTCTGTTCGTCCAGCAGGCCACCAACGGCAACGTGATCTCGATCGGCAAGGACGAGAAGATCGAGACGCTGAACATGCAGAACATCGACGGCGCTTACGGCATGGCGCGCAAGAACATCCTCGAGAACATCGCCGTCTCCGCCGACATGCCAGCTAAATTACTCAACAGCGAGACGTTTGCGGAAGGCTTCGGCGAAGGCACCGAG